TGGTTTCTCCTTTCGATTAAAAAAAATAAATAGGCCCGCCAGCCTAACTGAATACGGGCCATTTTGAAGTTATTTTGATTAGTTTACACTACAATTACGCAGTCTCACCAGTAGCGCCAGTAGCACCAAGAATGGTCTTGATCTCATCCGGGAATGGCAGCCTGGGATTGGTGTTCTCGGTTCCATACAGAATATCGAGAAGATCTTCCAGGGCGTCCGGATCGGTGGTAGTGGAATCGATCGTAACCTGAGCGGTGGGTTTGTACCCAGTAACCTCAACCGGAGTGGTGGAGATCGTGTAACTCATGGTTCCAGCCTCAGGAGAGTCGTTAATCGTGCCGTGAGACTTCTCAGACGGAGCAGCCAGGCAGTTGTAAACGAGATGGAGTTTGTAGCCGTATTCGATGCCCTCGGTATCATTAGCCAGCTGAGTTCTGTAGCAGAAACCAAAGATCTTTCTCGGCTGCTGTCCAATCGTTGCTCCGTTAGCGAGGACTCTTTCACCGTTGCACTCCGCAAACGTATCCGGATAGAACAGGCACTCGATCGTTGCACCGTAATCCTCTGCAGAAACCAGGTTCAGGTACTTGATGTTATCCGCATACGTGGGACTCGCTTCAGCGCCGGAAGGGCTCTCGTTAACAGAAGTAAGACCGTTCCAGGCTTCTCCACCATTGTATTCTTTATTCTCAGTGTCATAGGAGTAGATCACGCCATGATCCACGCCTGCTTCGTAAAATCGTTCGCCGACTTTATCCCATGTAATCTTAGACATAGGTATACCTCCTAATAGGTAATTAAAAAGACATCGTGGTTCAGATTGTCGCTTTTAAACGATCTAACATACCGCGTCAACGGCAGATCGGCAACCCTATCGACAATCGATGAATCAGGGTTTTTATCTATGACAACCACCTGATAGACCCATTCGCCAATATAGGCCATGTTATCTGCAGGTGTTACGTCACGATTTTGCCGGTTGTAAACAATAGCCGGGTAATTCAGTTTTATAGATTCGGGAGGTTGAAAATACACATTTCTACTTCCGAGTGCGTTACATAGCACTTCATGGAGTTCAAGTCTCCTGCCCATTGTATACACCCCCGATCGATAAGATAAGTCTCGGGTATTCAACGTCAACGTCGGTCACCTTCCACTTATTACCCAGATACTCTATATACCGAATATTGTAGAAGTTACCAATGGCGAAAGGATCGGCAAGGATGCTAATTCGATTCTTTATCGAAATATCATCGTGAACTTTCTCCGACGAGGGCGTATACTGGCTCGAAGAACGCAAAACATCCCCTGAATAGGGATGAGTAACGTAATGCTCTTCCCAAACTCCGGGGGTTGTTTCTTCAGTAATCAAGAACCCGATATTACCATGATACTTCGCCATTTAGGGTCCTCCATTTTGATTGATTTAAGTTAAAAATTGTACATGCCTCAGCATATGGCCACAAGTAACTCGTGTGTCAGTATAAACAGGTATACGATTAGCCTTGCATTGCTCACAGAAATATAAATCTTCAGATAACATGCCTCGATCTTTGTAATTCACCCAATCATACCAGGGATACTTAATAGTACGAAACACGCTCGTCTTAATAAACGCGCACCCCATACCACCGCCATGAATCTGTACCTTGTATTCTCCTCTGTCTTTTAAAGCTAGCAACTCTTCCGAAGAATATTCAGATTCAAGAGGATAGTTGAAGTACTTCTTTCCATTCGGATCAGTCAGTTTACAAATACAAGTTTTTCCTCGATATAAGTTATCGGTATCCCTGTGAGCATAAGAACCTAACGTAACAGTCTTTGAATCATTGAGCATATTAACGAGAGTGTCTTTGGGTAGGACTACATCATTGTCTACCATCAGAACATAATCGGCATCCCTATCAAGCGATATCTGAGCGATTCGATTACGTGCGGTAGCACAGTCATACCCTCTAACATACTCAAAAGACAGTTCGTTACCAGCCGGATCCAAGTCGTATATGGACTTGAACGTGTCCGGGTAGATGTTCTCAAACGTCGGTACTGCTATCAGTATCTTCATGTAGAACCTCCTCCCAGGACATCTCAGAGTACTGCTTCAAGTACTCTAGCCTTGGCACTCTAGGATTCCCATCAGCCCATTTCTTAAATCCGGCATAGTGAACGATAGCTGGAGAATCCGTATAGCCAGTAACACAAGTTTCGTTAAAACGAAGTGGTAGTCTCACATCTTTTCCAATACCAAACCTATTCCAAGCATCCTGATCGATGTATGGAACTGTTGTGGTATTCAAGAAGTTGATAAGTCTCTCGTCAGCTCCATCTTTACGTATCTGGTCAAGGTTAAACATAGCAACTCCTATGTTGTAATACTTAGGGCCATAGGGTTTGTACGTACTGCAGTCTTCCACAACTCCAGCAAACCACTTTTTACTGAGATCCACATCCCATAGTTCATCGATGTTATCGACTACTACAGTATCCACATCTAGCTGAAGTACTTTATCCAGATCCGGGAAGAGTTTTGTGTAACACACTCTAAGTAAAGACATATACGTGAAGCTGGTCTTGAAATTCGCTCCCGTCTTAGGAAAGAATTTCTGCCCACTTACGTTCATAGTTTCGATTTGTGGCGGCAGATCTTCTGGAAATACATCATCCTCGATAAAGAAATATACTTTGTCAACACTACTATTGTGCAGCAAAGATTTTGCCGCAATAACCATGTTATGATAGAGATTTTTAGTCCCTGAATACACTGCCGCTTTCATCGAATTCTCCTTTCATTACGGCCATTTTGATTTAATCCTGTTACTTATGCACCGGCCCTCGGGTATAATCCGGGGGCAGGATACAATCCGGTGCTAGGCATCAGTTTCCCGTAGCACCAGTAGCTCCAGTAGCTCCGGTAGCTCCGGTCGGAGTAGCGTGTCTGCTGCTCTTATCCTGCTGATCGGTAGGTCTGGTGTTATACGGTACGGTTCCATATTTCACGTAGGTCGGATATGCAAACTTAGCATTGAGATCTGCGGTAGACGGAGCCTCAATAGCGATTGCGGACCACGGTCTGGTAAGAGCACCGGACTTACGGGTCTCAATCAGGGACTTCATCTGGTTGAAGTCGATATCAAACTGGGTGAAGTGAGAGATCTCACCACCCTTGGTCTGGCCCAGAGAATAGTCTACAAAGTTGCACATGATCACAAGCGGGACCATCGTGACTTCCTGACCGTTAACAATAGCAGTTCTGGTGTACTCATGCATGTAGTCAACGCCTACGACGGAGTTGACATTCATAGCCTGTGCCAGCTCAGCCTTGGAGGAGAAGATACGACGGCCATTCATATCTCTTGCAAGCAGCATGATGTTCATCCAGTGCGGATCGATCAGCATGTCAGGAGTACCGGTTCCTTTATACTGCTCTCTTGCATACAGGCAGGTCTGGATCATAGCCTCAGCCAGAACATAATTGGAGCCGAAGTAGGAATCAGTATTGGTTCCCTGCAGCTCATCCATATCTACCTGTGACAGGTCAACGTGAATGGTGTAAATATCATCATCGGTATAGATCGGGCGGATATGCTCCGGATAGATCTTATCGGGGTCACCATCTTCTCTGCCGTCACCGAACACGATAGCGCGAGCCAGCTCTTCGTTGAGCATCATGCGATCGATGTTGTACAGGTAGGAGACATAATCGAAATCGGTGATATCGGTAACGTCGTCCTTATTCAGAGCGTTCTTAACATATACGGTCTGAGGATCGGTAGTTCTACGGATCAGCTTGATGTTGCCGGTAAGGGTCTTCTTGTCACCCTTCTGGTAACCCTTGGCACGCAGCTCTTCGGCTTTACGAATATCTGCAAAACCAGTACGAATGCGAGAGATGGGGCTCTTATGGACCTTATTCAGAACCGTGCTAACCCAACCCTGATCATTAGTGATCAGTTCAGGAGCACCGGGACGAACATCTTTGTAATCCGGAAGGATCGCATCGTAGGAATAGTCATCGACGAAACCACCAACCTGATCAGCCACATTAGTGTCATCGTGCTGCAGGGAGTTTTCGTCCATGTAGATCTTCATTGCGTTCTTGAAAGTTCCTACACGATTATCTTTAGCCATCTCAAGGATCGCTGCCTGATCACCATGGGACAGAACGTTACTTCTTTCGGGGGTACCGTTTTCAAAAGCATTGAATTTCATAGTATTTTCTTCTCCTTCGTTATCAGAGTGCTCCGCTTCGTCATCATCATCGTCGGATCCTGCCCCATTTGCAGCCTCGCCGACCAGATAATAAAGCACATTCTTCTGTTCTTCAGTCATAGAGTCAACGACGTCCTGGATTGTCTTGTCGTTGCTGTTGTTAGCTTCATCAGCCATTTCTTTGTCTCCTTCCTCGTCAGCATGGATAAGGATCTCATCGAAGAAGCACATGTTAGCTTCATCGGTCACTTCTTCCCATGACCCGTCGTCATGCTGAAGTACTGCATTGTCAATAAATGCTCCGGGGTTTGCTCCGCCATAAACGAGGCTTACTTCACGAATCACGCCGTGAAGCACATTACCGGCCTGCTGTTTGAGTTTGTTTGCGTAGATACTGAGGTACTTAATGTCCCCGTGCCTAACAGCCTCTTTGGCAGCCTGGCCTCGTTCTGAATCATTAAAAGACCCCCAGCCATAAACGCCATCCGGTTTGTTCTCAAGCAGTACAGAGCCAAGAACATTTCCAGGATTGTCGTGGTCGTGCCCCCAAACAAGTGGGACTTCCATGCCATCCTGTTCCAGAAATGCGTTCTGTCTGATGGTTCTTCCGTCGGAACAAAGTAAATCGTTTCTAGTGACATAGCCACTAAAGTCGTATTTCTTTGCCATTTTGAAGTTTTCTCCTTAAAACTGTGATTAGTTCAGTCTAACCGATAGTCGCGAGTATCTTCTTCTGCGGGTAGCTTTGTCTTGCCGCATATTGCAATACCAACGGCCATCAAGTCATCATGCGTATTCGATTTCACCTTCTGGTGCGCTACCGTCTGGAACAGCCTTATCCTGCTCTGGCATGTTCGGATTAGACAATCTATCAGCATTCGGATCGTCTGACGGCTTAAATCCAAGTATCTGCCTGAATTCATTCTTAGTGAGAATCTCGTTTCGAATGAATGTATCAGCACTCTTCGAGATGTCTTCAACAGTTGCCAGTTTGAACGGTTCTGTAAAGAACATTACGTTCTGACCCTGAGTTCTTGCCGTCTTGGTTAGGAACTTCCATCTCATCGTGTCAGTAATTGCTGAGATGATGGGTTCTACCGTTCGCTTCTGATAGTTAAGCATGGTATGTTCGTCAGCAGTGCCATCGTATACTGCAGGCGGCATACCTAACTGACTCAGAAGCATGTTGAAGTAATACTCAACCTGGCTAAAGAGATTGTTCTCGATTGATCGGTTGAGCTGCGTGATCTTCTCTGTCCCATCGATATAAGCGATGCCATACTTGTTATGGCTGAGTTGCTCTTCGAGGTCCTTCATTCTGTTGTTGGCTTCTTGACGCTTGAGGGGGTTCTTAACTGAATACGGGAGATGAATGATCATGTCAAGTTTGCCGGACGCAGACTGTGTGTCGATAACATCCAACTGCCGAAGTTTCCTGCACAATCGCTGATAGATAGAGTTCGGTTCATTCATGATCTCATAGAACGGATTCTCCGGAAGTGCCACCATAGCCTTAGGAAACATTCGGTCTTCTCTCTGGCCGGTATACTCATTATAGAGATTTACTTTGACCATCGTAGGAAACCATTCGACCACTCTGCCAACCCGCATCGACCCGATGTCGAATGAACCGGTAGTCATGGGATTATCCGTAGCCGTAGTTGGTACAATAGCTACTACGCCTTCATCCAAGAGCGACATAGCGATGTCCTGAATAAAGGCCCGTCCAGTCTGATCGTTGTTGGCCGAGAGATTAAGACACTCATTAAACTGGCTCTTCATCGGCTCTTTATAGCGACCGTTTTCATCGGTTCTACAGTGATCTATAGAGATCGCTGCTACATCAACTGCAATTCTGTTGAGAACTGCATTAACCATCGACCGTTCGGATCCACGTGTGAGATGAATATAATCCGGTCTCGTAGTAGTAGAATAGCTGGAAACGTACGTTGGCGTAGGATCTCTACCCAAGAACGCGTTCCAGCCATGCTGAAGTCTTTCTTTTAAGTTCATTTTGATACCTTACTCCTGAGAAATTTGTGGTATAATAAATACTGTCTTTAAAGACAAAGGGCCGGGTCTCTCCTATCATCAAAAGAATAGATTCCCGGTCCTTTTTGTTTTTGGTTTGGTTGTCTACTAAACAAAGTATTTAGTGGACTACCCAATGTGTCCTCATGTACTAAAATTGTATGTAGTGTTTCTGATCTTGAACGAACCAGTTGCATTTAATATATCTCTATTGTCCGAATACCGCATAACAAGTCTGATGTAAGCAATATTTGGTAGATTTGCAGCGTCATAACATGCTCCATTCCCAACAAACCACGAACTATTCTTTTTACCGCTCCAATTCGTTAACGTGGTCAAAAAATTATGATTACTATCATACGCTCTAATTAAATACTCGTTTCCAACTCCGTTCACGATCATATTGCGTATGGTCAATGCACTGCGCCATGTCCTGCCTTGTATATCTATGTAGTCAGTCCTAATTCTGTTAGACGCTATAGTATCAGAACCATCAACGTAATCAATCCCACCAATGGCAACCGGTAAATTAATTAAGTTTGCAACGTCATACCCTAAAACAGTTACAGTACACGTTATTACAATATTGGGGTTATACATGTTTGTTCCAGTAATAACCGCAGTCCCATTACCATTAGCAACTATTATCGCTTTTGAGGATGAACCATAAACCGAGACTATGGTTTCATCACTAGATACCCAGCGAAATTTATTTTGTGTTGTATCCGCAGGAGATATCTGGCTGACAAGAGTGGATGAATATATGCCATCCCTCACATCGATATTAACATTGCTTGGATTAGATGCATTTGCTATTGGCTTAACAGTATAAACGGCATATTTCTTCAATAAAAATTCCTGCACAAATGTGCTTATATTAGTTGCATAATTAGATATATCCCCACTATCATTATTTGTTGCCCCACCAAAAGTAGTTCTTCCAGGTGCTTGCTCCTGTGTATATCCAGGAATGTTTCCGCATTGCTCAGCCCAGTGGAGTCGTATTGATCCTTCATTGTCAATGGTTCTCTTAGTCTTGCATAACACCCCATAGGTATCATTGAACCAACTTTCAATGTTATTAATTGCTCCTATTATGCGATTCAATATAGCAGAATTACTTGAATAATAAACCCATAAATCACTATCGGAATAGCCAATGCCAGTATGACAATCTATCCAAAATTCCGCATCCCAATTAGTCATAGCCCATTTTGCTAGATTGACTACTTCCTGCTCGCTGAATGGCATTTCGCCTTTGACATTCCATTCATTCTGTGATGGCGTATACACCGCAAAATCATTCCACTGGTTGTTCAAATCGAAATTTCGATTTGGATTAACTCCATTAACATTACCGTATTTTTTTGGACTTTCGTTAAAGCCCCACGGATTCACAATAGGAATTACTTTTATTCGTACATACTTCCTAATATATTGAAAGGATTTATTATTAACGTTATCATTTGAATACAAATTGTTAATAAAACACGCAAGCCCAAAAGAAGCACTTAATTCATAAGTATGCATCCCACTAGAAAGGAGAATTGTTCTTTCGTATTCAATAGGGCAAAAATCATACTCATAGATAGTATAATTCCCACTCTGATCGCTTCCAATGCTCGTTTTTGTAACGGTCACTCCGTCTGGCGGATTTATCAAGTAGTTATCATAAAATAACGAAAGAAATTCAGCATCAGATATATTTAATGTCTTTGCTTTTGCGGTATTACCTTCTCCTCCAGTATCCCATTCGTTGCTAACATTCAGTGGAACAAAAATGTCATATGCATCAAGATAATGCTTGTCTTGGTCGCCATTCGGAAATACAACATCTCCACTTAAATTATAAGCCGCCTGTATGCTATTTTCGTTTTTATCATACACATTGAGCAAATCATACCCAGCGTAATCATATATTGCCATTTTCACCACCCCGCGCCAAGCACAAATTACGTATACTCCCCTTGAACAAATCTATACGTCTGATTATTTATAATTAACTTCCCACGTGGCACCTCTGCAACAGGAGTTGTTCTTCCTCTATGCGCAATAATGAATCTTATTTTTGGTGAGTCGTTTGCGCGTGGAATATAATTGCCGCCATTAGTTGATTCCATATACAATTTATTTGCAGAAATACCAAACGAATTACTGGTTATATTTGGCGTATAATAAACCGTAAACGGTGATACAACATTATTATTCGCATCAAGGTGTTTAAGACCCAACTCTAAGTCACTTTCACCTTCGGCTGATTTGTATGCCATAAATATTGACTGCCCTGTGTTGACGGATACTGCGTCAGTTATCGCACGATTTACATTATCAATAATACTCCACGTTTCAGAGTCATACCCTTTTCCAAGATACACGGGCAACCCCTGTTCCGCATATTTAGGTATATTCATAAAATATATTTTATTACCAATTTCAAATACTGATCCATCCAACTCCCCGTTTATAAACTCACCGTCATCAGCCTTCCTCATAAGGATTCTTACATAGCCGTCCATGTCAATACTCGCTCTGTATTTACTTGCCCAACCGGAAGATGGGATGGATTTTATATAATTCTTAGACGAATCATAAACTCTCAAAACAAAATTCAGGTCCATCCCTATAACAAATAAATCACCGCTGTTAACAGCAATAAAGTCTGTTCTGACCCTATTTGTAGATTCCGCATCAACACCTTCAGTATTTACTGTCCCAATTTCGTACTGAATTGTATTTTCTTCCGTATTTACTGTGACAGTAAACGTCGTACTAATTCCACCATAATTCACTGTTACTACGCTCTCTCCAACCATAAGCGTACCAGTTAATGTATAATTTGTTATTATACCAGTTGTTCCATCTGAATACCTGGCCGTAACCACCAAATCTACCTTGAGACTATCAAGTGTATCCGTATCATAAACAGTTTTACTTTGTGTGTATACTGCACTAATCCCCACAAGATCGGCAGGCGGGTATAACGCCGCTTCAAGGTCATCGTAATAATCCTGTCCGTGTTCATCAATGTATGCAACCTTAGAGGCCAGTTGAAGCAGTGCGGCCTTAATATCTTCTGTTAGTCCAGACCCCGAACCACCTGCCTCAAGTGCCTCGACCCTTTCATCCAAGTCCCCTAAACGCTCATTTAGTGAACTAAGAGCGTCGCCGGTAGCCTTGGCATCAGCTGCATCTCCAGCAGTTTCCAGATCAGCATCAATAGCAGGAACGGATTCCGCTAATGCTCTGACCTGTCCGCGAATAGCATTACCTAAAGTGTCATATTCAGTTCCGTCTTTTCCAATACGACCATCGATCAGTTCAGCATCTCCAGTCGTAGATCCTTCCTGAAGCCTGGCAAATGCAGACATCCGAGCCGATAGAACATCTGTGCTCTCTTCAACCTTAGCCAAATCGTTACGAGTCTTCTGGACCTCACGGTTTAACGTGTCAAGACCCTCATCCATCTTGTTAAGGTTGTCGGCATCTAGTGGCGTATCAGTAGAGGGAGAATTCTCCCAGTTTATTCGTTCATAGTTCATTAAATCTCCCTCCTATTAATCAAGAGGATACAGTTCATCATCGGGCTGCAGATCAGGATCAGGATACAATCTAGTATCCAACCCTCCCGCTTCCCGAAGAATCTCAACCAATTCATCTGGGTACGGAAGCCTTGGTTCAGACTCTTCAGTACCGTAGAGAATATCCTCAAGTGTCGTAAGTTGTTCCGCAGTTAGTTTTCGTGAATCAAAGACGACCTCGGATGATGGGTTTTCCATGAGTTCGGTTTCTACAGGAAACGTCTCGAAGCTGTAATTCATTTCAGCAGCCTGAGCATCCTCGCTAATTGTGGATAAGTCATGGTTGTCTTCCGTAACGAGACAGTTGTAGACTAAATGAATCCTATAACCAAACTCAACCCCTTCGATATCGTTTCCAAGCATGGTTCTGTAAGACAAACCAAACAAGGGCCTATCTTGCTGTGACATGTACATTCCAGGTATGATTTCTACATAGCCAGTACACGGTTCAAACTCATCTGGATATGTATAACAAGATAGTTTCCCGACATACTCTGTATAGCCTTGCTCGATACCCTTCTTGATTCCACGTCTATGTAGTTTGCCCTCGAATGCTCCGGATCCTTCTGCATTGATTCCAACAGAAATGAGTCCGTTCCAAGCAACGCCGTTAGTGTATTCATCTTCGAAATAACTATACAGTACGCCTCGATCTGTTCCTGTCTGGAAAATCCTACTTCCAGGTTTATCCCAACTTACTCTCACGACGTCACCTCCTTTTGAACATGAAATTATAGATTCGTTACTATGATTTGTCTATTATTTCTTTTTTTTACCAAATAATCCGGCAATGAACGATTTACCAGTATTGACAGCTTTACTTCCAGCACCAGCAACAGAAGAAACCGCCTGTGATCCGACTTTAGAAACGCTCTTAGCAACCTGAGAGGCACCTTTCTGAATAGATTTACCAGCACCCTGAATATCTTTAAGAGCAGAACTTGCATATTTGCTAACTACATTAGCGGCCTGACTTCCAGCTTTCGTAACCTGTCTGCCAACGTCGGATGCAGCTCTTGCTACCTGTCTCCCAGCATCAGATGCAGCTTTTCCCACTTGATTTCCGACTTTAGTCGCGGCCCTGAGTGCGTTATTCCCTACCTTTGCCGCACTACTACCAGCATCTTTAGCTTTCTTGATCAGAGAATTGTTATAAGCCTTCTTTGCCTCATAAGCTTCCCGATCAGCCTTTCTAGACGCGTCCATTGCTTTTGTAGCCATCTCATATCTAGTGTACCTGGCTTTGTGTGTCCCAACAGTGCGATCTATCTTGATTTGTTCATCACGACCCGGATACTGTTCTCCGTCGTCAGTTTTTGCTAGAAACTTTCTAACGGCAATATTAGACTCTCTATATTTTCTGTCGGCATTTGCTTGTGCGTCTTTCATCCGCTTTTCAGCGCCAATGCCAATAGCTCTGCCAACTCCGCTATTAGCAACAGCATTTCCAACAGCCCTAGCCGCTCCGCCAACACTCTTAGCTGCTTTGTAAGCAGCAATCTCAGCCTGTGAATAGAAATATCTGTATCTATTTCCTTC